AAGAAAAAGATGCTTCGGAGGCGTCCAAACGGATTATTTTCATTTGCTTTTGGTCAATGGGCGGGCAAAGATATAGTCATTGTTGATGGCAAGGAAGTCTCTCTTGGTCCGACCGTCCAGATTGAGGTTTTTGGTTCTTTGAAAATGCGTTGTATTCGAAAGAGTTGTAGAGAGAAACATCCTGATTTTTGGATCACTTTTGATTTCTTTCCTTCAAATGAGGAAAGAATAAAAATAGAAAGTCAATCGGCAAAGGCCGAAGTTCAGCCGGCTATTTAAAAAAGAAAGGAGGTGAAGTCATATGCGAACTGGTCCTGTAACAAAAAATACCACGACCGTTGCGTTAGGTCTTGCACAGATTAGAATTGGTTCTTCCTCTGCCTATATTGGCCAAGTGAGAGCAATTCTGCCAGCAACGGCGTCAATCGGGGCGTTAGCCAATACGAAGTTTATTGGCAATGCAGAATTCTTTAAGTTGGAATCAGGTTACCCCCTGATTGAAGATGCTTCTTTACCGTTGAGGGAATCAGCGGCGCTGGAACTCTCTTTTAAAGAGATTACTCCTGCCAATGTAGCACTTTCAAGAGGGATTGACCCTTCCGGATTCTCTGCCGCTCATAGCGGAACAATTCCCCTTGGAACATTGTCAACTCCTGCATTTGTTCGGATGGAGGCTATTTATACCTATCCGGATGGGACGAACACAATGAAAATTATCTTTCCAAGAGCACAGGTTACGTCCAATACTGAGCTTGATTTTCAAATGGAGGATGTTGCTGCTGTTCCCATTGTCATTACGTCAAAAAGTGCAGATGGTTCTATTTCGGGAGGAAGTGCTGCTTGGAATGCAATGCCCCTTGGAATGATCATCTGGGATGATGGTAGTACTGGCACGACAACTTCCAGTACAACCAGTACAACCACAACCACTGGTCCTTAATAGTGGATAATAAAAAGGAGAAATAACATGCCGGACGAATTGGAAAAATCAGAGATCAATGAACTTCAAAATCTTAATCCGCAGGTTACGACCGTTGATATTGGGGTTCGTAACTTGCGGAAGATTACTTTGTACCCACTTTCTGTGGGGGATCAATTAAAAATGACAAATATTATTGCTAATAAAGTTGTTGGTTTCTTATCTGCGAAAGAGGGTGGTGATGATGTGGCAATGGCTGGGTTTTTCATTAATATGATTAATGAAAACATCTCAAAGTTTTTGGCGCTTGCCACTTGTGAAAAACCCAATGATAAGGATAAATATCCGAAGGCAGAGAAATTGCTTGATGATATTACAAATCTTCAGGTTTCAACCATTGCTTTGGAACTTTATCGGGTGAATTTTGAGGAGTCCTCAAAAAACTTCGTGGACCTCTTCAAGAAGGTGAAAGGATTGTTTCAATTGGAGAGGTCATTACCACAGTCTGTGAAAGATACGATTACCGACTTGAGCATTTCTTTGGACGAACCTTTAAAGAAGGAGGCATAACAAAAAAACAAGCCGTGGTGTTGTTTAACCATTGCCAAAAAAGAGAGATTGAACGATTTAAAGCAGAAGCGGCTTTACATGGGGCAAAAATAGATGTTCCTACAACAGAAGTAAAAAACAAGGAAAACAATTTTGTTTTTAAGGACCCTGATGAATATAAGAATTTACCAGACGAAGAAAAAAAGCGTTTAACAAAGGAAATGAAGGGAGCCCATAAAATGTGGTCTTCTAATAAGAGGCAAATAGGTAAGATAGATGGCTGAAGAACTTACTCTCGGAACAATATTTACTGGTAGAGTTGATGAGTCTTTCCGTAAGGCAGCCACGGATTTGCGGAATCTGCTTAACAGCCTTAACAGGGCTTCTTCTGCTGCTACTGGCAGTGTGACGGCAAACGTTGGACGTGCTGGTACTGAGATGGATAATTTTGGTAAGAAGATCAGTAAGGTCTCCGGGGGATTTCAACGTTTAACTGCTGCCATGAAAGTCACCTTTGCCTATGGTCTTGCCTATAAAGCGATTTCTACCGTTACGGGTGCTTTAAGTGGTGCGGTCACTGCCATATTCGATTATGATCAAGCATTAAAAAACCTACAAGCCATTACTACTGCCACTGATGCTGAAACCGCTGCTATGGGAGCAACAATAAAACAAGTTGCTTCTGATTCAAAGTACTCAATGAAAGAGGTGGCTGATGCTGCGGTAGTTTTAGGACAAGCTGGTTTTACCGCTTCAGAAACCATTGCCTCTTTGAGAGCAGTCGTTGAGCTTTCAACCGCCACATTATCAGACACAACAAAAGTGGCTGACCTCATGACGACTGCTATTCGGGCATTTGATGAAGAGGCTTCCGAATCAGGTAGAATTGTTGATATATTTGCCAGTGCCGTCAACAAGTCAAAACTTACAATTGAGAAACTTAGAACTGCATTTAACTATTTGGGTCCCATTGCGAAAATGGCAGGCCTTTCTTTAGAAGAAACGGCTGCCGGGGCAATGATACTTGCCAATGCTGGTTTAAGAGCCAGTACAATTGGTACTGGATTTAGACAAGTGTTGTCCAGACTTGTAAATCCTTCGCAAAAGTTACGCTTGATTTTTAAAGCGACTGGTGCGGATATGGAGAAATTAAATCCTGCAACGGCCACTTTTAGTGAAATTTTAACTGAGCTTGAAAAGATATTGGGTAAAAGTGTTGATACTGCCACCCGATCACAGAGAGCTTTTCAAATGTTTGGTTTACGTGGCGCTGCCGTTGCTGCTGCATTTGCCCAAGCGGGAGCAATTGGTTTCGAGACAATGATGAGAGAGGTTCTTAAAGTTGGTACTGCTGCGGATATGGCGGCAACCCAAACAGAAGGACTTGGTGTAATGGCAGATAGACTACGACAAAAGGTAGGATTACTTGCTATTTCTATTGGTGAGGGGGGAATTGCGGGAGCATTTCGTCTTCTTCTTTCTGTGTTACAGCCCGTTGTTGATATTCTTTCATTGGTGGCCAGTACTATGGGTGGTAAGTTTGTGGTTGCTGTTACTGCCTTAACCGCCCTGCTTTTACTTTTAAGAATATCCCTTAAATATATGATTGTGCAATTATCCGCTCTTGCCCTTGGTTATGATATTGCTACAGTGAAAACAATGATTCTTGCCACACACCAAAACACATTGACAGTGGCAATGGCAGCCACTACGGCTGCCGCAAGAACTTTATGGACGGCCATAAAGATGAATCCATTTATTGCAATTGCTGCGGGCATCGCTGTTGTTATAACTGGTTTGTTTACTTGGATGAGGCATACCAGGCAACAGGATGAAAATCTTAAAGAACTTATAATAACCACTAATGCTCAAATTGGTAATTTGGTAAAATATAAAGAAAAGCTCCAAGATAATACAGCAAGTCAACAAGTACATTCCAATACAATGCAGCGATTAATACGGGAGTATCCACAACTGGCAGAGGCAGTTGACCTCACAACTGGTAAATTTAAAGATAATGGGGAAGCGTTAGAATCACTCATACGAAAACATAAGGAACTTGCTCTTTTAGCTGTTGTGGACCTTGCTCGCTCATCTTCAAAAAGAATACAGTCATTAAAAAATGAAAAAGAGGCTATTACTGGGTTTTTTGGTGAGATGGCTGATCCAGAATTATTTAAAAAAGTAAATGACCAGATGGAAAAAGAGTCGGAAGAGTTGTCTATTTATTTACGAGATGTTGCCGAAGGGCTAAAGATGTATGGTATAACATCTGCTTCTTCCATTGAGGATGTTACAAAAAGACTTGTTACCACTCTTAAAGTGTCCACTAGAGATGCTTCGGGATACGCCAAATCAATCATTGAATATTATAAAGCAATGGAGGCGGCGCAGAAGTCGGCGGTTGTGCCCCTGAAAAAGATGGTAGACGACCAACTTATGTTATTAAAGGAGTTAGATAAACAATATGGTTTGAGTTTTGTTAAGTTGTATAAAAGTCTTAGTTTACCCAGACAGGGTGAGCTTTTAATGGACTTGGACAAATTGTACACAAAAATTACAAAGATGGCGGAAGCCGCCCAGATGATAGGACTTACCACTCCACAAATTGATGCCTTAATTAAAAACCAATATCAAGAGTTTTTTAAAGCATTTGTTCGTAAAGAGAGTGATAAAGAAAAAGTAATGCGGGAAACCTTTGATGCAATGGCAGAAGACCTTTTGAAATTTGCTGGCAAAGAACAGGAAGTGGAAGAGAAACGTGCCGCAATTGCCAGAAGTGCAAGGGATGCCAAAATTAATATTTGGGAAGATGAAAAGAAACGTGCCACCGCTCTTGCTGAGAGTGAGAAGGTTTATAAAGCGGAGCTTATAGATATTGATAAAAAGTATTTTAATAAGAGAATGGCACTTTATTCCGAACTTTCCGATATATATGCCAAAAATATAGATGATAGAGAAGCTAAGGAACTTCAGGAAAGTTTCAATAGTTTTCGGATATTAAAAGAAAAAGCCAATAATGAAATTAAAGAGCAGAAAACGCTTTCTGAATTTTTAATCATGTTAGAAGGAGCCGAGAAGGAAGAAAGGCTTAGGATTGTTACTGCTTTTGAGGAAGCTCGAAAAAAGGAAAAAGAAAAGGCTGAGAAGGACTTGCTTAGGCCTTTCCTCCGTGAGGGTAAAGAAGAGGAAAGACATAACAAACGTGCAAGTAAGCAAGAAAAAGAACTTGTCAAATTACGTTTGGAAAACTCCAGAAAATGGTTGGCTAATCATGTAAAAACTACTGAAGAGTATATTGAAATTCTTGACGAAGCATATGGACAAAACTTGTTGTCCCTTGAAGAGTACACAGAACGCAAGAGGGCTGTAGATAGTACTTGGTTAGAGCAACTCCGTTTTGGAATGGCTAAAGCTCGTGTGGACATGCAAACATGGGGTGAGTTTATTATAGATGTAGGAAAGAACATAGCGGACCAAATTGCAGATAATTTAACAGGTGCCATTTTTGAGTTTATAGATGGAACAAAATCTGCTGGAGAAGCGTTTAGAGATTTTGCCATAGATACATTGAATTGGTTAAGTAAAATGATTATGAGGCAACTTCTTTTGAATGCTATTCAAGGCATTGTTAGCAGTATATCTATACCAACTACGGCTCCTGCCCCTGCCGTTGCTGGTGCCGGACCTACTTCTCCTATAAATCGTGCTGAAGGTGGGTGGATAAATGAACCTGTTGTTGGTATGGGGGTTCGTTCTAAACGCACTTACAATATTGCAGAAAATGGACCAGAGTATGTGAATAAGGGGGGAAGTCCTCCCACTGGTGCTGTAAAAGTGATTATAAATAATAATACAGGTGTAGAAGCAAAAGCAACGTCTGAGGCCTCCGCTGATCCACAAGGGATGATAGTGACAGTTTGGCTTGATGCACTTAATAGGAATAAAATGAGCTTACGGGATAATGTGCAAGCGTTAGCGAAAGGAATGTAATGGCTGATTTTCCTTCAACAATACGTACATCCGATTGGATGTTATTTAAAGAACGTCCAAGAAAAAGACAAATAAAAACACCATTTGAGGCCGGATATGTACAATCATCTGCGGGAAATACTCAAACGAAAATGGAGTTTACGATTGGATGGGAGTGGCTTTTACGGACTGAGTATGACATTCTTTTGGCATTTTATAAAGCAAATTTAGGTGGTTCATTTAATTTTACACATCCAATTACGGGCACTGTTTTTATTGTTCGATTTTTTGAGGAAGAGTATGGACTTCCAGAAGCAGATCCAATGGGAACTATCCATGTTAAATTAAATGCATTAAAATTAGAGGAAGTGTAATGCTTAATATTTCTGCATTAGCAAAAATTGAAAAAAATAAACTGGCCACCAATAGTGCGTGGATTTTGTTATTAAAGATCACATTGCCTGATACCACTATTATACGTGTAAGTGGTGATAACACAGATACGGTATGGGCAGGAGAAACTTGGATTAAATTTCCTTTTGAAATCGATGAGATTGGAGAAAGTACAAAAGGAGAAGTTCCCCAATTTGAGGTTAGGGTTGGTAATATTACGGGTGTGATGCAAGCATATATGGAGTTGGATGCAAATTTTGGAGGGGTTGGTTCAGAAGTTGAATTATACCTTGTAAACTCTTCTTTACTTGCTGATTCTAATCCCACAGTGAATTTATCTTTTGAGTGTGTTAGTTCAAATTGTGATAGAACATGGGCACATTTTATATTAGGCGCTGCAAATCCATATAATAATAGGTTTCCAAGAAATAGGATTCTTAAAAACTTTTGTCGTTATGATTTGTTTACAGGTTCCCGGTGTCAGTATGTAGGAGTACCAACAACGTGTGATAGGACTCTTGCAAGGTGTCGGGAATTAGGTAATTCACATAATTTTGGAGGGGCTCCGGCAACGGGCAGACGAGGTCTTTATGTCTAAAGTGAATTTAGATGATTTGATTGGCATCCCTTTTATGGATTGTGGTAGGAATAAAGATGGTGCTGATTGTTGGGGGATTACAATGCTTGGATTCGCAAAGTATGGAATAAATGTTCCTGATTTTTTAGTTTCATGTTTTGATTCTTTAAAGATTCATGAAGAGATTAATAGTCAACGAGTTCATTGGGAGTTACTTAAAGAGCCTGAAGAGCCCTGCCTTGTTGTTTTAAAAGTGAGTAGCAGGCTGCCAATGTTATGTAATCATAATGGTGTGTATGTTGGAAATGGAATGTTTTTGCACACATTTAAAAAAAGGAATTCCGTAATTGAGCCTATTAATCATATGTTTTGGAAAAACAGGATAGAAGGATTTTACCGTTATGTTGGGCCATAATGTAAATAATAAATTACTTGTATCTGCTGTAACAAATCCATTTCAGCCATTTACAAGTACCATTATTAAGTGGGTAGAGTATAAAGAGGGAAACTCTATTACTGAGTATGCCCGGGAAGTTTTACCACTTATATCGGATGATTTGGATATTGAGTTCTCTATAAATGGTAAAAGAATTCTTCCGGAAGAACTTATAGTTACATCTCCTTCTCCTGGGGATAACATTGTTTTTTGTGCGGTACCTCATACTGGAGATGATGATAAACAGATTTTAAGATCATTGGCTAATTTTGTTGTTATGATTGTTCTTATTTGGATGCAACAAGAGGAGATGGCTTGGTATTATATGACGGCTGTTATGGCGGCTGGTGTAGCAATTAATATGATGCTTCCCCCACCGGTGCCGGATATCCCCTCTTTATCTGGAGTAGAAGGTTTAGCAACATCACCAACATATAGTTGGGCAGTGGGGGAAAATAGAGACCTTGAAGGACTTCCGTGGCCAGTTCTTTATGGTACTATGAGAATTACTCCTCCACGACTTGCAAGATACACCACATTTGAGGGGGACAAACAATATCTTAATCTTTTATATGCTATAGCCGACCATGCTGTTGATAGCATTACGGACATTGAAATAAATGGTAACCCAATTACAAATTACCCTGACGCCGTTGTTGAAACAAAATTGGGAACTATTCCTCAAACAGCCATAGATTTGTTTTCTGACACAATAACTGAGACAATTGTAAATTATAGAATTCCTGCCAATGGTACATATACTTCTGAATATAGAACATCTGGTAATGCTGTTGAGGGTTTAATTGTTGGAGTTGTGTTTGGAAATGGTTTATTTCATTTAAGAGATGATGGTAGTGCCGAATCATTATCATTGTCTATTGGGATTAGTCATAAAAAAGTTGGTGATCCTGCATGGACTGATTGGAGCCCTAAAACAGTTACAGGAAATGAAAGAAAATCATATCGGTTTGTTTGGCGGTATGACAATATTACTCCTGGAGAATATGATGTAAAAATAAAATTTAATGCCAATTATGGCTATATGGAAGGAAATTGGCATTACGGTGCCATTGGGTATTTTGGATTTTTACAGGAAATAATTTATGACTCTTTTGGATATCCAGGAGCCTCATTGCTTGCCATTAAAGCTCTTGCAACAGATCAACTTAGTGGAAATGAGCCATTAACAACGTGTTTGGTAAAAAGGTTAACGGTACCTGTGTATGTTGGTGGTTGGACAACTAAACCTGCCAATAATGCTGCATGGGTTGGTTATGATATTTTAGTTAATTCTGATTATGCTTATGGTGCTGATTATGCCCGAATGATTTTAAGTGAGTTTACTTCATGGGCAACCGTGAATGCACTTGCTTCAAGGGAATTTAATCTTTACATAGATACTATCATGAGTGTGCCAGAGGCTCTTCGTCTTGTTGGTGGATTTGGACGTGGTCATATTGTTCAAAAAGGCACAAGTTTTGGAGTAGTTATAGAAACGTCTGGAAGTCCTGTTCAACTTTTCACTATGGGAAATATTGTTCAAGACACATTTAGGGAAACATTCCTGTCAAGAACAGAACGGATGAATTGTATCGATGTTACTTATTTTGATGAGGATCGGGAATATTCAAGGCAAACGGTTGAACTCCGTTCCCATGATTTTGATACCACAACCCAACAGATAAATAAATCCCAGATAATTTTATTTGGTTGTACAAACAAATTGTCTGCTTTAAAACATGGCCAATTCCTTTTAAATTGTAATAGATACTTACAAAGGAGTGTTTCATTTGAAGTGTCCCTTGAAGCCCTTGCTTGTCAAGCAGGAGATGTTATTTATGTGTCCCATGATCTTCCTCTATGGGGATATTCTGGAAGAGTTATTTCTGCTACTCCAACTACTGTCACTATAGATAGGGAAGTGACAATGCAACCAGCGACAACATATAAAGTTATTGTGCGGCATCAAACATTGGATACAACTGAGGAAGTTGAATTACAAACAGTGGGAGTAACAACAACAACGAATGTGCTTGCATTGAAAGCAACTACAAGTTGGAGTATCACACCTGAATTACATGCTCCTTTTTCTTTTGGTCCGATTAATAAAGTAACTAAGCAATTTAGAATAGGATCAATTACAAGGGGCAAAGATCAACAACGGAAGATTAACGCTCTTGAATACAGGTCTGAGATTTATAGTGATGATGTTACTATTCCAGCTTATGAGTCTGAGACCTCTTTGAAATTTGTAAAGGACCTTTTAGCAGTAGAATTTTGGAGAGATACGGATAATCAAGGATTAATGCATTTATCATGGCGTGGTGAAGCCATTAGGTGGTATATTTTTTACAGAGAATCTTCCCAAACACATTGGATTAGAGCAGGACATAGTTCTGTTCCATATTATGATGTTCATTATTTGAACCCGGGGACAACTTATACATTTGCTGTGTCTGGAAGGGATAATCCTGAATCAGGGGAGCAAGTAACTAAACTTTTTTCTGGTTATGGTAATGATGTAAATGCATTACCCATTGTTGGGGGTTTACAAATAGTGGGCAGAGGATTGGCAACGACCTGGTACACTAAGGATTTAAGAATAATATGGGGATTGACTACAGCAACATTTCCTGATGTGGCAGGAATTGAAACTGGTGGGGCAGGCACATTTTTACCTACATTAAATTATCCTGTTACTTATAAGTTGCAAATATTTAATTACGATGGTTCTTTGCGAAGGGAAGAGCATCTTTCCGTAAATTACTATACTTATACAATAGATAATAATATTTCAGATGGAAGTGGAATTCCTTCTCCATCATTAACCATTAAGGTTTGGGCGATTGATTCATTCGGGAGATTTAGTGAGGACCCGGCTATAATAGTAATAACAAATCCCGTTCCTAATAATATAACCGGTTTACGGATTAGTTCTACTGGGAGTATCAGTGCTTTCGAAACAAATGATGTTGATCTTATTTGGTCTGCTTCTGATTCAATTGACTTAAAAAATTATAAGGTATCTATTTTAAATGATGATTTGTCCGAACGTAGAACTGTGTACGTTACAGATAGAAGGTTTATTTATACTTATTACATGAACCAGGAAGATGGTGGTGGAGTTCCCGAAAACACTTTGGTAATAAAGGTTTGGGCGCAGGATGAGTATCTACAGCTTTCAACTACTCCAAACCAAATAACAATTACTAATGGTGTTCCTAATAATGTAATAGGACTAACCTCAACCTCTTTTTTATATGCGGTTTCTTTCCAATGGGTAAGTGCCGCCGATTTGGACTTTTCTCATTATAAGTATAGAACCAGAATAGGAGATGGTGTTTGGTCTGCATGGACTAAAACAGTTGTTAATAGGGCCACAAGGTATTTGACAGAAGGGGAAAAAGTTATTTATAATAATCAGGCTACTTTTTATATTGAGGTAGTTTCAGTAGATTCTTTTGGAAGTGAGTCTGTTACTCCAACAACAGCAAATGCGGAAACTGTGGAAATTACTGTAGAT